GGCGGGGCGCAGGATGGCGCTCGCTGTCGCCGCCTGCACCGTGCTGTATGCGGCGGCGTCGCTGACGCTCACATTGCTGCTGAAGGTGAGCTGGCCGGAAATGCCGTTCGGCGCGGTCGAGACATTGGTGGCGTCCGCCGTCGCGGCGACCAGCGTATAGATATCGGCGCCGACGGTGACGGCGAGGGGATTGCTTGCCGTCACGGGCACCTGAAGGCCATTGACGAAGCCCGTCTGAAAGCCGCGGATATCGTCGACCGCGATGGTCGGGCCGGCGCTCGTGAGCGCGGTCGTCACCCGTGTATTGCCGCCGAAATAGGCATTGAACAGGGCATTGCGGGACAGCTCATCCAGGCTGCGCGCCGCCTGTTCGCCATTGGTGTAGGCATTTTGCAGGAACTGGCTGGCGATGCCGACGCGGCTCGTCACCATGTTCAAGTCCGCCGTCGCCGCATAGAAATTCAGCGTCAGCGTATACTGCTCGACGCCCCAGCTCGTCGGCGTCAGGCCGTTGTCAAGATTGGTGTTGGTCGCGGGCGCCAGCGGCGTGGTGACGCTGGGCTTGAGCCCGGCGCGGGTTTTCGTGAGCGTCTCACCGATGCCGACGGCGATCTCTTCGCGGTCGGCGACGGCGCGATAGCCCAGGCGGGAGCGCAGGGCTTGCTGGAACTCGCGCTCCAGGAAGCCTTGCTGGATGATCGGCTGCAAGGCCGGGGGGAAGTTCTGGATGCCCATCGCGATCCTCTTGGGGTTGTAAGGTCACAAAGTCAGTCTGGAGCGCCTGCCGCGGATGTCATTCGCGGAGGGCGACGAAAATGGGGGCGAGTCAGATCCGGCGGATCAAGGCCGCGCGGGCGGCGCGATATTCCTCGGGTGTCATGTCGGTCGCCTGCTTCGCCCGCGGCGGCTGGGAGGGCGGGGGTACCGCCGTCGTCGTGCTCGAGGCTGAGCCGAACAACCAGGGCTTGGTGCGGCGGAAGCGGTCCATCAGAGCGGCGGCGCCGGCCACCTCGCCATGTTCCCCGACAGTCAGCGTCGAGGTATCAAGCAGCTTGAGGCCGTCGAGATCGACCATGCCGGCGCGCACGGCCTCCGCCTTCAGCTCCGACATCAGGAGATTCGCGCGCGCCTGTTCCGACAGCGACCGGACCTGCTGCTCCAGTTCCGCGGCGCGGGCGCGGAGGGTTTCAACGGTCTCCGCGTCAGGATGAGGCGTATCAGGATTCGTCATTCGGGTGCTCCTTTGCGATCCGGTCGAGCTCCGCCGCCACATCCTCGATGCCGTATTCGTCGGCGATGGCGCGGACGGCGGTCTCGCGGCTGATCTGCCCAGCCTGAGCGAGCGTCGACAGGGTTTGCGCTTCCGCCAGTTGGTCGGCGGCGCTCGGTGGATACCAGCGTGGCCAGTCGAGGGAGAGCCGCGTGCCGGGCTCCATCTTCGGCGCCGGTCGGCCCAGGACGGTGAGCGGATAGCGCGCCGAGGCCGCCATGATCATGCGCACCAGGGCCAGAAGGCCGTTGTCTCCGTAGGAGATGCGCAGATTGTCGGCGAGCCAGATGAGGCCCTGGTTCATCAGCTCAAGCGCGCGGCCGGATTGGGCGGCGGCGATGCGGTCGGCGGAGGAGCGGTTGCCGTGCACGCTTTCCAGCGCCAGTTCCCGCAGGACGCGGACATAGTCGATCACCGCATTGGCCGCCGTGCCGCCGATCTCGAGCAGCCGGGCGTCGCCGTCCTTGCTGACGACCAGGGCATTGCCAGCGCCTTTGATGATCTCCCGGTCCGTGGTTGCCGGCTCCTTGATGAGCAGTGTGGGATCGGAACTGTAGGTCAGGCCGCGGCCGGCCTGGGACAGCTGGTAGTCGATCTCGATGCTGGTCTCGACCGCCGCGCGGAAGGTGCAGGCGCCGTCGACGCCGTCTCCCCCAGGCAGGTTGCGGATCCAGACGATGGGTACGAAGCCGAGACCATGGCGCACACTGCGGCCACTATCGATCTGCGGGCCGTCGAGGGGCACGATGCCGACGGGCCAGGGGAGAAACCAAGTCTCCGTCTCTGCGTCCCAGCGGCGCATGAACCAGTAGTCGACGGTCGGCTCCGGGATGTCATAGCCTTGCGCGGCGAGAAGCGCACCGCGCACCTTGTATTGCTCGGTCACGCTCTCCAGCGTATCAGGTGCGTCGGCGCGCCAGACGGGCGTGAGGAACAGGCTGTCGATGGCGGAGACGTAGACGCGGCCTTTGAGGATACGCAGCAGGAGCGCAACGGAGCCGACCGCGCCGCGCAACGCGGCATCGATCATGACGGCGTTGAGGCCGGCATCGCGCACCAGGTCGGCGAGGAAGTTGCGCAGGTCGAGATCGGCGCAGACGATGGTAGGAAAGTGGCCTTCGCTGAACAGAAGCGCGACGCTGTCCTCAACCACTGTGCGGCAGAGCGCGTAGCGGATGGACGGGCGGCGCTGCCGAATGGGGATGTACTCACCGCTGGCGCCACGCTCCTCGTGGAATTGGTAGGGCAGGACATCGTAGACGGTGCCGTTGAGCACGCGCCGAAGAACATCGAGCGTGCCGACTCGCGCCGGATAGTCGGGGTCACGCGGGATCAGCGCGCGGATCGCGTCGAACATCGTTCTTTTTCCGGAAGAAGTGCGAAGGTCGCGGGCCGACGCGAATGCGGAGGCGCAACGCACGGGTGTGGGCTGGTTTGTCTAAGTCAGACCGGTATCATAATAATTAACTCACCGCGCGAGCAGCGGAACATGGAGACGCCGGGCGGGAGTGGCGGGTGACACCAGGCTCATGAAGGCCCGGGACAGCGCATCCACTTGGTCATCCTTGCGTCCATGGGGAAAGTCCCGCAGTTCCTCCAGGAAATTCCGGTTCCAGCCGGCGCGCAGCAGCCGCAGGTTGCCGGCTTCGACCTGCGCCGCCACGGGAGCTGCGCGAGTCAGCTTGGCGCCCGTCTCCGGCGACGAATGCACCGTAAAACCGGCCAGCTTGCGCGCCAGATAGGCCGTCTGCGCCTGACCGGCCTGACCAGGGTCCTGCGGCAAAGCCACGACGACGGCGGCACCATCCCGCTGCGCCGTCATCAGGATGGCCGCCTCCACCTCGCCCGGCGAACCGCGCAGCCGCTGGATGTCGGTCACGACAAATCGCTCATCCGCGTCGCGCTCCAGTCGGAGCCCCACGGTCCAGTCCGGGTCCTTGCCCGGCGCCGGCAGGGCCGCCGCCAGATCCCAGGCGCGCACGGCAAGGCTGTCGGCGGGCGCCACCTCGCAGAAGCCGATCCGCTCCGGCATGAACAGCCCGCCCGAGGGCGGACGGGGATCCTGCTGGAACAGCGCGGCGAAGGCACGCTCGCCCATCGCCGTCCGCTTGCGGACCAAGGCGGCGGCGTCTTCCCAAGCCGGCCATAGGGCCTCGCCCTCGGCCCGCCCCATAGGGTCGGGCATCACAGCCAGAGCCGGCAGGCGCAACACCGACCAGCCCGGCTCCATGTCCAGAATGCGGCCGCCGAGATCATCCTGGTGCCAGCGTGTCATCACCAGCACCACCCGCCCGCGCGGCTTCAGCCGGGGCAACAAATCCGACCGATACCACTCCCAGGCGTATTCGCGGCATATCGGCGAGTCCGCCTCGGCCCAGGACTTTACCGGGTCATCGATGATGGCGAGATCGGCCCGCCGCCCTGTGATCGGTCCGCGAATACCGGCAGCAAAATACTCGCCACCCGAACTGGTCCGCCAGCGATTGGCGGCACGCTCGTCGAGGGCGAGCTTGTATTCCAGCACCGCGCTGTGTTCCTGCACCAAGGCGCGGGTGCGGCGGCCGAAATGGCTGGCCAGGCTATCGGTGTGGCAGGCCATGATGAGCGCCGCGCGCGGATGACGCGCCAGATACCAGGCCGGGAACAAGACCGAGACATAGGTCGACTTCGCCGAGCCCGGCGGCATCAGCACCATCAGCCGGTCTGTCTCGCCACGGCTGACCGCATCGAGCTCCGTCATCAATCGGCGATGATGCGGCGCAGGCGTCTGCTCGAGTTGTTCGAGGACGAACTCGGCCCAGTCGACAAGGCCCATATCCATGAGCCGGTCAGGATCCTTCAGATCGTCAGTGGGAAGAGTGTGCTGGATTCTTGTCGCAACAAGAAGCCGTTCTTTCAGAGAAGAACAAAGAAGCCTCGAATTGTTCAGGCTGCCGCGTCAGCGACACATCAAGGCATCGTATAAATTTATATAGCGATTTCTGGGGCGTTTGTCCACAAAAAATTTACTAAATCAAAACAAATTTAGATGGCCGAGCTTTCCTCTGCGATGCCGAACCGCTTCATATACCCGGCGAAAAAGCCGCGCTCCCGCTGGGCGTCGAGACCATGGTCGGCAAAGCGATACACATTGCGCGCGTAGCCACCGCGCGTCTCGCGGTTGATCTCCGCGGTGATCCCGCGCACCGCCTCATCACACAGGGACATTCCGAAATGCGCATAGAGGCGCGTGATCGTCCCGAGCGGATTCTCGGTAAGGTCGCGATAATGGATGTGGCAAATTGCGCCGCCCCCGCCGCCGGTGTCATTCCAGTCTGCCGCCCGCATCATCGCCTCCACGCCCTGGTGCCAACGGCTCGTCACCTGTGCGCCGATCTCCGATAGGTCCTGGCGCTCGGTGAAGGGTTTCCGGAGGATCTCGGTGAGCTTGGCGACAGAGGGGAGCACCTTGAGTGGATCGCGATGCAGGAACACGATCCGGGCATCCGGGTAGACGCTGCGCACCGCATCCAAGGCAAAGACATGATCCGGGCATTTCAGCACCCACTGCACCTGCTCGGGGTTATCGCCGGTCTGATGCTGCAGATGCTGCAGGAAGCGCTTGTGGAAGCGGTAGGCGAGCGCGTGGCCATGCCGATCCTGCCAGGCAAGATAGCTCGGGATCCGGAAGGTCGTATCGAAGCGCAGGGACTGGAACACCTGGGCGGTGATTTCCGTACATTCCTGTGGCATCCGCGCTGTCAGGGGATGCACGTCGCGGAAGCCCGGCGCCATGCGGGCGAAAGTCCGGAGTTCGCGTTCCGTCTGTTCTACGCGGCGGTCGCGCCCGTGCTCGGGCGGGTAGGGCGCCATAGTCTGCCAGCAACTCGGGCTCCGCATCATGGGGTCGCAGTCGAGGAGCCGGTGCAGGAAGCTTGTGCCGCTGCGCGGCAACCCCGTGATGATGAGCGGATGACGAATGGGCGTCGCGCTGATGCCGGGCGCCCGCGTCTCCTCGCGTTGCATTCGCAGCAGGTTGTGCATGCAGCGGATCGTGTCCCAGCGGACGGCGAGGCGGCCCACCAGCGAGAGGTTGGCTTCCGCTTCCAGAGCGGAGAGGAGGATCACCAGGCCCTCGCGGAACTGGTCGGGCCCGAAATCCGGCCCGAAAGCGGCGGAGGCCTGTCCCGCCAGCGCCTTTCCGATGAGCGCCTCCGCGTCGAAGGGCCGCCTGCCCATGCCGGTCGCCCGCGATATCCGGTCGGCCAAGTGCAAGGCGGAGGTCGCG